TCAAACTGCACTTTAGCTCGTGTGCCATTACCCAGAGGTCCATCGTCTTCAAAGGACCACCACCGCTTGTTCTCAACACCCTCAGTCAGGTTAACGACCCCAACAGGACCACCGTAGTTCACGTCAACCTTACCGTTCTTATTCTCGAAGGTCTTGATGTTGTCTGGCACTGGACGCTTCAGCTTCATGTACATGCCAATACCGTAGTCTTGATTGCCCTGAAGGATGCGATCAGAGTTCATCGGGTTAGGGTCGAGACCGTCAGCAAGTAGTTGGTCAATCTGATCTTGCTCGGTGAAGTATGCGTTCACTACATACTGCCCACCCTTTTGAGCTACAGCTTGAGCAACACGGTTGCCATCAGGGTTTCCCATGTCTGCGTTCTCTTTGAACACTTTAGCGTATTCGAGAACCATATCCATCGTGTATTTAGCCATTGTCGGGTTCCTTCTCTTGGCTGTGTATTATACTATAGGCACCCAAAACAGTAAAAGTAAAGCTGGATGCCTTGTGTTTTTTGTCTTTAGTTTATGTAGCTATCTTATGTTGCATCAAAGACTCACTTTAGTGAATGTCAGCGTAGGTATCACCGAACTGAGCATCCACACCTAGTGGTACTTTCAACTTAACTTTGTCGTTAAGCACCTTTGCTGCGTCGTGCATAATAGCTTCCACATTCTTCTCTTGTCCTTTCTCCACCAGAGCAATGATCTCGTCGTGGAACTGGCCCACACACTTGATACCTTTGTCACGGCACAGTCTAACCCAAGTGTCAAAGCAGTAGACACCTGTACTCTGGTTCAAAGTACTGAACCTATCCTTGTCACTACGTAGGCTATGCCAGAAGCCGGACACCGGATTAAGTATCCAAATAGACCCAAATAGTTCCCTTGTACGTGCTGTGCTTGCTACCTTCTCAATCGACCAGTTACGCTTCCAGAAGGCATCTAGGAGCTTCTGTGCGTCACCCTTAGACATGCCTGTACCTCTTGATAGGGTAGCTGCCCCTACACCATAGGTAGCGCTGTAGTTGACCACCTTGTAGGCTTTACGAAGGTTCTTGATGTCTGGCCGTTCTCCACGGTTGTAGGCATCAATCTCTTCTTGTGTGACCATCCTTGCGAATTTAGCAAGGTCAAGGTGGGGGTCAAAGCCTTCCCGGCTCATTTCCTCTACGTAGTTAGGGTCTAGGGGTTTCATGTAGTGTCGTTTGGTAGTGTCCTCTAGGCTGGTCATGTCAGCACCACACAGTGTGTATCCCTCCGGGCAGGTTAGTACCCCACGGATAACATCACCATAAGGCTTATCTACACCCGGTAGATTGACCAGAGGCTTCATGTGCTTGAAGCGTAGGGTGTTCGTTAGTCCACCCACACTAGCTTGTAACCAACCGTCTGTGTGACCCTCTAGGAAGCTCTTGAGGATACCTGCCCTGTGAGTAAGCACAGTCAGCCCATCCAGAAGGTCAACAGCAGCGTCAACAGAGGAAAGCTCTCGTACACTCTCACATAACTCACCATCCTTTCTTACTTGCTCTAGTTGTCGTACATCACCAGTCTTCTTGTCCCGTAGGAACTTGAAGGTACGTGGCTTCCAACCAAGACTAAAGAGCCAGTCTTTTACTTGGTCGTTAGAGTTAGGGTTAGCCCGTTCCTCTCCGGTCTTAACGACAAACTTAATTGCCGATGTTGATTGCCGATATTCTCGGCAGAGGTCTACCCACTTCTCGCCATTAGAGGATAATGTGCCATCCTTCTTGTACATAACCTTTGGTCGTGTAGCTACACGAGTTAGGACACGCTTAGGCATAGCATCAGCTAGTTGCTCTACCTTCTGGGCTTTGAGTGACATAATTTCGTCGTAGGCTGCTTGAGCTTTGTCTACGTCTAATTTCCACCGCAGGGTCTCTTGCTCCCGTGCGCAGTCCAACTTGAACGATAGGTAGTCAATCAGCTTGTCTACTTTATCCTCATCGGCATACAGTTTAGTCAGCTTGAGCCAAAGATCACGCCAAAGACGAGAGTTGATCTTAACATCCTCATCGCACCTGTGAGCATACTCTTCTGGTGTCAGGGTGTTCCAGTCCTTAATGACAGGCTTGGGTACTCCATAGTCCTCTCCGTAGCCCTCAAGACCATGCTTAGGTCTATCATGGTTGAGATACCAGCTTAGTGCTAGTGTATCCACTAAGCGAGCCTTTACCTTGATACCTAAGACCTTTTCCACTGCGGGGATGTCGAAGCGGATGATGTTGTGTCCTATGAGGTAGTTGTGTGTCTCAAAGAACTCTCGCATTTCGTCGTAGTCATGCGTGTGCTTCACCTCTTTTCCATCGTATGAATAAGACAAGACATGAATCTTGGTCAACTCATCTAATAGACCGTCAGTTTCAATGTCGAATACTGTTGACACTATTGTACCTCCATAAGTGTAAATGTTTCAGAGTTAAACCGCATCATCCCCGCATTGCCTTCCTCAGAGCATGGACGGTTCTTCTCAATAGACAGGTACGTTGTGTTACGTTCCTGTAGGTCATCAGCTTCCTTGTCACGTTTAAGGTCAATGATAACCGATGCACGTTGTCCAATCATACGACAATACTTCATCTGACCATCGTCGTTAGTGTGAGCAATAGTTACGATCCCTACGTTCAACTCAGCAGACAGCTTAGAGAGACGTACTGACAAGTCAGCCAACATCTGTTCCTTACTCTCTTCTGACGACCCAACAAGAACATCTTGGATAGGCTCGAAGAACACAAACTTAACACCACAAGCTACAGCAAAGTAACGTATCTGGTCGATCAGATCATCAGCACCTTGACCATCACTCATGTAGAACTGGTAGAAGTTCTCGTCAGCAGTTAGCTTACCGATAGCCTCTACAACCTGATCTTCTGCACCCTTCTCTTCGATCAAGTCACGCCGGGTCAGGTTGTCCTTGCACTCATAAGACACAAGACCCAACAGAGAGCGTAGCTTGGTCTCTTCTAGGTGCCATGCAGCGATAGGTACACCCTCTTGTAGCATGTTGTACTCAAGGTAGCGCATGATCTCAGTCTTACCGATACCTGTAGGTGCTTTAATCACTGTGAAGTGACCTTGCATGAGACCAAGTATCTTATCGTCTAGNGCTTGGATACCTGTAGGGACATACTGGTGTTCTGGTGTATCCTTATACAGCGACAAGAAGTCCTGAGTGCTGTTCATCACATTCTCAGGTGTAAACTTACGTGCGTTCCACCATGCACTCTTGAAGTCAGCAGCCTTACCAGCCTGTAGGAACTCGTTAGCGTCCTTGTATGGCCGATGGTCTACACGGTAGACCTTGTTAGGGAACAGCTTGGCTACACGATCCGCAAGAGAGTTACCTGCATCGTCGTTATCTACAGACAGGATAATCTTATCGAAGCTGTTAAGCCAGTCTGCACAGTTCTCCCAGAGCTTCTTAGAGGGCGTAGCAGAGGGCAGAGACACTACAGGGTTGGTGTACCCACTCTTGAGCATCTGAGCTACTGAGAGGGCGTCTAGTTCACCTTCAGTGATAGTCACCATCTTAGAGCTACCAGCAGTGAACAAGTTCATACCGAACAGTTCGTCACCCTTGAAGCCTCCCTTAGCGTAGAAGCCTTTCTCCGATAGCTTGCGTACCTTAATTCCTCCGGATGGGTACACGTACTCTTGGCGATCCTCATAGGTGAATACGCCATAGTCCTCCATCGTCTTAGTGTTGATGCCACGCATGTTGACATATTTTCCACTGGACGTGTCTTCAATCACCTTTGGTGTGAACGACATGATCTCACTGTCTCCTTTGGTCGGGTACTTATCCTTGGCCCAATCGAACATATTTCCGCTGGACGGGTAGCCTTGGTTACAGGCGTGACACTTTCCGAAACCCTCAGTGTTGTAACTGAAGGCGTCAGAAGAGCCACACGATTGGTAGGGGCAGGGTTGGTGTCCGTGTTCAGCCATGTGGCTCTCCTATATCTCAGTGATCTTTCATTTTATCAAGCTGCTCACGTTGCTTACGCATGATAAACAAAGCTGCGCTTGTCATGTTGCTCACACCACCTTGGAACTTATTCATGTTCTTGTTAACAAAAGCCTCTGCATACTCCATGTTACGGTCACAGATTTTACCAAAGGGTTCCTGTTTACCAAACTCATTGGTGTAAGGCTTAAACTCAATATCCGTAACCTCACGACGATTAAAGTAGTTACGCATGTTCTTAACGGAAGAGCCACCACGCTTGATTAACTTTGTCGCACTTTTTACACTAGGCTCCATGCCAAGGTCGAGGCACTGTTGTTTAGCTTCATTCCACACTTTTGCTACTGTTGATGTCATGTCGGGTCTCCTTAATTAACGACAATTAGGTTTGGTTTATCAGAAAGAAAGTCTTCTAGTTCTGGTCCTACAAGGTCAATAACTGACTTTAGGGACAAGAACCATTTGGCATAGTCTCTAGCAATACTCAATCCAATATCATCTGTGTCATGTTCCTCCATTATCTTGTCCAACAATACTTGAGCCGCATCTCGTGTTGTTCCGCTGTATTGCTGGCCATACATCTGGGCGATACCTTTAATCGCACCCATAGCTTCATTTATGTTGTAGGATGGTACAACAGGCATAGACGCCTTACGTGTCTTCACCTGATCAACAACATCAAAGATGTCTAACTCTTTATCCTCGTAAGACTGCTTGATGTCCTTGAACTCTGGGGCATCTTGTATCTCGTTATGTACCTCCTTAGCCTCTTTAACCTCCGCAACAGTCATAGGTTTACCAGACGACACAATCTCTTCACGTAATTCCTCTGGTGCCGACAGGAGTGCTTTAAAGGCATCTGAACTAAAGTTTTGTGGGTTGCAACCCACTTTTCTAACACGGTTTAGTTGTTTGCCATAATCATAAGAAATCTCACAGTCCTCAGCAAACTTACCTACAAACCCTGCCATCTTATTGTTATCCGACAGGTAAATATTAGCAGCCTTGTTCATCCACTCTAGTTTACGGTGGAAAGCACTGCCCATATCTACATCAGCTTGCTTGAAGCCATCAACACAATCATACCATCCGTACTTAACGACATCCTCAGACGCCTTACCTACAAGTTTGTTAAGGTACTCATCATCATCCATATCTTATCCTTCCGTATTAACTTATGTATATCTAAATACTAGTAGTGAATACTATAGTCAATACTTAAGTTTGTTTAAGGTGTGTACTTGCTTATAGGCACCCATATCGGGATTAGTCAAGTTCACAAATTGTTACACAACTCCTTCCTGATCTTATCTAATGCCCTGTCCTCCCTCTGCTTTACGGCCTGTTTAGTGTTGTTCAACATGTCAGCTACAGTATCTAGTGTACAAGACAGGTAGTAACGTAGCTTCAATATATCCCACTCTTCTTTGGTTAGTGTCGTCACCGCAACAGAGAGCATGTGAGCATAGTAGTCACGATCCTCGTAGTCCTGAGTATGATTGTCGTCAGAAGACAATGTGCCTTCCTCATACGCACTGAAGTCAGCCTTGAGGGCCGTTCTAAGAGCCTCTACGCCACCCTCTGAGTAATTACTACCCTCACCTACCTCTTTGCCACGAGACACCTGACGGGCCGTGTCTGAGGCTGGTACAGCGACACCTAGTGTACCGAAGTTAAGGTAGTCGTGCATACTACGATTAGCCTCACGATATAGCTTAGCTGGGTGTGCCTCAGGGTTATCAGATAGTAGCTCATAACACTTCAATGTTCCTTCTGACACTAGGTCTTCAAAGTGCTGTGGGCTGTTGTATTTATAGGCCAGCCGATAACACATCTTACTTATCTCTTCTGGCTTCATTCCTCTGCCTCCCAATAGTATTCACACTTATCGTCTACTTCCTTGGGATCAAACCACCATTGGTTCTCCCCGATAGGTTTAGTGCCACTGTCTTCGTGGCGACGACAAGTCTCACTCTTGGTGCAGGTCACTTTAATGCACATTGCGACTTCACTCATCTGTCTCTCCTTTTCTTGCCGATCTGAGAGTCTACTAACGTACTGTTAAGTACGAGTAAAACACCCACTTTTATAAATTTTTGCCGATGTTAGTTGCCGATCATATCGCACATCAAATATCTGATTTACAGGGTTTGCACTAAAATACCTCTTCCAAGACCATAGAGTACTTGTTTAGCTGCACAACAGTGTCTGTGTAGTCATCTACTGTGTACCACCCGTCGAGAAGGTACACGATAGAACGACAATACTTTAGGTTCTCCACGTAGTCCTTCCACGTATGGTCATGCCAAAGGTCTTTCTTCTTAGACCAACGCTCAAGGTTAGACATGGAATCCTCTAGGGATACCTTTAAGCGGTACACCATAAGCTCATCGAACCCGTCACTCCAGATTAGGTCGTCTAGGTGTTTTGCTTTTTCTTCAGGTGTCATTCTGCGTCTCCTTTTGGGTGTCTTGCTGGGACTCATCCAGCTTCTTTTTAGCAATGTCCTGTAGCATGTCAAAGGCGTCCTCTACGCTGATCTCTGCTACAGCACACATAAGGATTAACCTGACACCCTCACTCACAAACATGTCACGGGTATCATTGCTCATGTCAAACGTGTAGGTAGCTGATCCATCCTCGTGTTCAACCACCTTCTCTACAGCAAGGTAATGTTTAGTCATAGCTGCACAACCATCTCCTGACGGGTAGTCCAGCGGCTCCCTGCATGATGGGCATAGGTCACTCATCCATCTCTCCTTTCAGTTTATGTGTCTCCGACACGGCTGCGAGGGTGTCACAGGCTTTGCGCAGCGCAGGCACAGGAGTGTGTCCCTGCTCTGCATAAAAACCCAAGTCTCTCGTGAATGACCTAACGCCCTCAAGTGCCTCCAC